TTGGGTGCTCCATACCACCAGCGCGCTCGGCAGCAGTTGGCTGCACCGCGTGCGCGAGTTGCCGGACTACGGCGCAAGGATTGAGGGCTATTACACATGGGTCTGATGACCGCACCGGCAATTGAAGGTCAGCTGGTGCTGACGCCGCACCCGGTGACGCTGGAAGGCCAGCGCCACATCCCGATGGATCTGCAGCCGGGCGAGCGCCTGTGCGACTTCCTGTATCGCCACGTGCTGGATCTGGACCAGGGCGATTGGACGGTGTCGATCGGCGGCCGCGTGGTGCCGCGTCATCTGTGGCCGCATGTTTTTCCGAAGGACCGGCAGGTCATCGAGGTGCGCGGCGCGGTCGGTGAGAACGCGCTGTATATCGTGGCCATGGCAGCGCTGATCTATTTCACTGGCGGCGCGGGTGCAACGTGGGCTGCGGGCCTTGGGGCGACCGGCGCAGCGGTGGCCTACAGCGCGGCGTTCGTGGCCGGCTCCATCCTGATCAACAAGGTGTTGGGCCCGAAGGTGGAAAGCCCGGCGCCCAGCACGGCCGGCACGGTCTACAGCCTCGGGGCTGCCCGCAATCGCCCGCGTCAGTACGGACCGCTGGGTTTGCTATTCGGTCGTGTCCCGCTCTTGGCTCCAGATGTCGCCAGCAACGCCTACTCATGGTACGAGGGCGACGATCAGTACATCGGCATGGTGCTCACCCCTGGCATTGGCGTGGGGCGCGTTGGTGCGCTGTCCAATGGCAATACGCCGCTGTCGAGCTATGAGGGCGTCAGCGTCTTCCACTCCGGCTACAGCCAGATGCCGGAGCAAACCATCCCGCTCTATAGCAACGTAGACACCATTGACGGCGGCGAGTTGCCGGACACGGCTGACTTCGTCACACGCACCACCAGCGCCGACACCGTGCGCATCCAGATCAATCTGGAATACGTGCTGGGCGGTGTCGGCACCTCGGGCAAGGCCTACAACGTCTCCGAGACCGTGCAGGTGCAATCCGCGCCGGTGGGCACCGGAATCTGGTCCACCTTGGCGACCCGCACCTTCGTCGGCGACAAGCTCGGCGTGAGCAAGCGCGCCACGCTGTCGGCGGACGTGGCCAAGGGCCAGTACGACGTGCGCGTGCGCATCCTGGGCCAGGGCAACTACGAGGGAGACAACCAGCAGCGCAACGACTTCCAGTGGTCAACGCTGAGCAGCGTGCAGGCCGACACGGCGACTTACGCCGGCATCGCGCGCACCGGCATCACCATGAAGGCCACCGGCCAGCTCAACGGCCAGCCGGATGAGATCCGCGGCGAGCACATCGCCGCGCCGATCCCTGTTTGGCGCAACGGCGCATGGGTGACCGAGGAAACCAGCAACAACGGCGCGCACATCCTGAAGTACGCGCGCGGCTACTTCGATGAGAACGGCCTGCTGATCGCCGGCATGGGCAAAAGCGACGAAGAGATCGACATCGAGTCGCTGCAGGGCTTCATGGCCCACTGCGAAGCCAATGGCTACACCTACGACTACTGGCTGATCGAGGAGCGCACGCACGACGAGGTGCTGCAGGCGATCGCACTGGCGGGCATGGGGCAGGTGAGTTGGGCCGGCGGTCGCCTATCGGTGGTTTGGGCGGCGGATGAGCAGCCGCTGTCCGGCATCGTGAACATGGGCACGATGAAGAAAGGCAGCTTCGCGGTCGACTACACGCTGGCCAGCGCTGCCGACGGCATCGAATACTCATATTTCGACAGCACCACGCTCAAGGTGGAAACCCTCCGCGTGCCCGCACCAGGCGTCCAGACGATGCTCAATCCGGCGCGGCTCACTGGCGAGGGCGTCAGTCGCGAGGCGCATGGGGCGGAGCTGGCGCGGTACCACCTGGCGCAGAGCTTGTACCAGTACAAGGACATCAGCTTCGCCCAGGACCTGGAATATCTGAGCTACCGCCGGCTGGGCAGGCTGGCCATCTCGCATGACCTGACACAGTGGGGCTTCGGCGGCCGCATCGTCGCGGCTGAGCGCAGCCCGCTGCTGGGCACCATCACCTTGACGCTGGACGAGCCGGTGCCGCCGCCTACAGCGGGCAATGCGTTCATTGGTTTGCGCATCCCTGGCGAAGCCGTCTACCGCACGTTCCGTGTCCGCCCCTTCACAGAGGCGACCGACACCATCCAGCTGGTGGAGGAGTGGCCGGATGATGCTGCCCTGCCGGGCGAGGGCTACGCAGACGCCATGGTGGTCGGTGGCTGGCAGGACAACCCGGCGCACGACACCATCTGGATCTACGACTTCAGGGCTACGCCGGGCTACAGCGTCCGCGTTGTCAGCATCGAGCCCGAAAGCGACTTGAAGGGCGCGAGCATCAGCGTGGTGCCAGAGTCACCGCAGTTCTGGGTCTACGTCAAAACCGGGCAGTACATTCCGCCCGACAGCGGATCATCGCTGGCCACCCGCCCGATCGTCAGCAACCTGGCAATCAGCGAGGACCAAATCACCACCGGCGACGTCACCGCGACGGACCTGGTGGCCACCTTCGATATCACCGGCCCGTTCGATCACGCGGTGGTCTACGCCTCGGCGTCGGATGGCAACGGCGAGCTGCAGGAAGTGGCGCAGACGCGCACCCGCACCGCGCGGTGGCGCATCCCGCGCGCAGGCACCTACACGATCAACGTGCGCCCGTTCGGCCCGGAGGGGCAGATGGGCATCGGTGCCTCGCTGATCTTCACGACCATCGGCGCCGACGCACCACCGGTGAACTACGACCTGCTCGACGTGGAGGAGATCTCCGGCGGCATCCGGCGCTACACCTGGGGCTTCTGGACCGACACCATCCAGTCGGCGAACCTGGCCGGCGCCGAGATCCGCTACACACAGGCGCCGGAGCAGGGCGCCCCGATGCCGGCGTGGGACGCCATGACGCCGGTGGGCGACAGCGGCTACCACACCGGTGCGTTCGACTCGCCCATCCCGTCCTCGGGCAAGTGGACGTTCGCCATCCGCGCGCGCAACACCAACGGCACGCTGTCGGTGGCGGCTAAGTACGTCACCAAGACGCTGGGCAAGAACCTGGGCGAGCTGCAGGAAGAGATGCAGCAGGCGATCGACCAGACCACCGAGGAGATCCGCCAGGGCTTCCTGGAAGCGGCTGCGCGCGACAGGCAGATCGCCGAGGAAGCATTGGCCGCAGCGAACAAGGCACGCGAAGACGCGATCGCACACGCTGACGCTCTCAATGCCGCGCTAGGCGATCTGGTCAACGCCGATGAATGGACCTCGACTGCTTCGTATCCCAAGGGCGACTTTGTGCGCTACGACGGACGTCTGTACCGGGCAGAGCTTGAGAACTCCGGCGTCGTGCCGGCGGGCAATCCCTCGACCTGGCAGAACGTCGGCAACTATTCAAGCGCAGGCGAGGCGATCGCAGCTGCTCTGGACGTCGCCAACCAGACTGCGAACGAACTCGCAGCCGAGGTTACTCGGCTCTCTGGGGTCATTGCGCGGCTGCCTTCCGGCGACGGACAGCTGGCCACCTCTGCGGCCGTTGGCGATGAGGCGACCGCACGTGCCAACGCGGACAGCGCCATGGGGCGCCGTGTCGGCACTGTGGAGGCGCGCATGCCGGCCGGTGACGGAGGTCTGGAAACGGCGGCAAGGGTCACTGCCGTGGATGAGGCGGCGGTCTGGCGCAATGAGGTGATGGGGCAGAGGGTCGGCGTTGTGGAGGCGCGCATGCCTTCCGGCATCGGCCTTCTTGCGACCTCCGCCGGTGTGACTGCCGTGGATCAGGCTCGCGTCAGTGGTGACCAGGCGCTAGGGCAACGCATCGAGGCAACAAACGCAACAGTGGCGGGCAAAGCCGACACCTCGGCACTCAATGCACTGAGCTCGCAAGTGCAGCAAGTAGGCAACCAGGCCAACGCCACCAGCACTGCACTGACTGCCGTCGTCGCGAAGACCAACATCAACGCGAACATGCTGCGAAACCCGACATGGGCAAGGGGCAGCCAGGCGTGGACACTCCCACCGGGGGCCGCGCTCTTCAATCGGCCGGATTTTGGTCCGTATTTCGGCTTGGCCGCATCGAGCGGCGGTGCCGCTGCCGAGCAGTCGGTAAACGCATCTGCGGGAATCTACACGCTGTCCTCCGACATCTGGAAAGACAGCGGCTCTGGTGTCGGCCGGATCGAGGTTGCCGCGCATAGCGCGTCAGGGTTGATCGGTTCCGTCACTGTCTCGGCGGACTCGGGCAGCTGGGCGGCGTGGAAGAGGTTTCAGATCAGCATCAACGCACCGGCTGGTACCACTCGACTTGTCTGCCGCTTCATCGCAGAGAACAGCCCTGGCAGTACCTATTTCCGGCGCGCCAAGCTGGAGCCGGGGCTGGTTGCGACGATGTGGACCGATGACACGTCCGTGGTGGATCAGGCTTCGGCAACGCAATCGCTCGAAGGAAGGATGTCCGTCAATGAAAACGGCGTTGCGAGCTATTTCGCGTCATACACGTTGGCGCTGGAGGCGGGCGGCAAGGTGATCGGTATGCGCTCAGTGAACAACGGCACGATCGGCAAGATCACTTTCTCCGCAGACGTGGTGGAAATCATTGGCGCCACGCCTGGAGGCGGTCGCAACGAGTTAATTGGCGGCAAGTTCTACGCGTACGCGCCCAATGGCCGCCGTGTGGTGGCGCTTGGCTACGGAGTGACATGACCAACGTCCTGATCATCAATGACGCCGACACCGGCGCCATTTTGCTGCAAATCACCGATCAGCCCGACTCGGATCTGCTCACGCAGCACATGGGTGCGATCGCAATCGCCAGCGGCAGCAATGGATCGGTGCCGGTGCCGGTGACGGGCAGCGCGAACCAGCTCTACTACTGGTTCGTCGCCGACAGCGGTGCAGGCAATAGCCTGCTTCCGTACTTCAGTGACGACGGCAACACCATCAGTTGGGTATCGC